CCACAGGTATCATCAGTGGTTCCAGTAACCTCCAGATGGGTGGTGACTTGATCTCCGCTGGTGCTCTTGACATCAACGGTTCAGCTCGTTCCGACATTGCCAATGACCTCAAGGTTGGTGGTGATCTCATCATCGCTGGCGACATCCACTTCAGTGGTAGTCTTGAGATCGACGGTGACCTTCAGGTTGACGGCGACGTTGTATTCACTGATGTAGCTGGTACCATGGCCATTGCCAATGATGCTCTCTACTTCCGTGATGCTGACGATGGTAAGCTCAAAAGCTACTCGTGGGATTCCCTCATGGATTCGGTCGCAGGTGCTGGTTTGACCAACACTAACGGTCAGCTTTCTGCAGATGGCGCTTCGGCACCAAACGCAATTGGTGACGCAAACGCAACCCTGGCAGAGGGCTTCAACTACGGTAGTTCGGCTTTGACCGCTAATCGTGCCTGGGCTCTCCCAGCTCCACAGGAAGTGGGTGATACTGTGCACGTTAAGGCACCAGCTGGCTGCTCTGCAACCAACTACATTGCAATCAGCGGTGGTACAATTGATGGAGATCTCACTGAGCTTCGTCTTGAGTCCCCATATGCTGCAGTTTCTTTGATCTGCGTCAATGTGGCTAGTGACCTCTGGAGAATCTACTAATCCGGACCTTGTCCTGATTGGCAGAATCTGCTAATAATCTGGGCGCCCCTCCTTGTGGGGGGCGTCCTTTTTATTTCGAGACCATAGAAAACACATCTATTAGTCATTTCACTATTTTTAATACTATTTATTTTTGACTATATGTCAGATGTGGAGTAATTTTATGTCGTCCTTATTAGAAGAAGCGATTGTTGATGCCAAGGCTCTTAAAGAAGCAGCCCTGAAAAACGCCGAGAACGTAGTATTAGAAAAATATTCATCCGAAGTAAAGGATGCCATTGGTGCTCTGTTAGAGCAGGAAATGGAAGATAGCTGGGAAGGCGATACTGCTACTCCACTCAATGAGGAAGAAGAAAAGCCATCCACCAAATTTATGGAAAACCTTCCGTATGCCCACGAAGGTTCGGAACTTGATGGACCAGAAGACGATGAGATTGTTGAAATCGATTTTGATGCCCTGAAACAGCGGATTGCCGCAGAGGATGAAGTGGTGGAGAGCGATGATATGATTGACGCTGCAGCGCTCGCTGACGAAGTAGCTCTGCAGGGAGACGACGAGGCTCCTATGCAAGAGGGGGATTGGCAGGACTTTGAGCACGATGAAGATGCTGCTGAAGAAACCTCCGCCATCGGCGCCCTCGCAGAAGAGGAAGATATCGATCTCAACGAAGAGATGCTATCTGATCTTATTGAAGAGCTAGTTGTTGACATGACTCCCCGACCACAGGGTTGGTCGTCGGTAAACTCTGCTGATAACAGCATTGAGCAAGCAAACAACGATGCCATGGCAGCTGCCCAAGCTGCACACCTCGAAGAAGAGGAAATTGAAGAGGAAGTGGGAACCGCTCCAGATGTTGTATCTGATGCTGCGCTGTATGAATCCCAACTGTCCCACCTTACAGAATCCAATCGAGAGCTACGTGCTCTCATTATGGAATCCAAGGATCAGCTTACAAGGTTGAACTTGGAAAACGCCAAACTTGTTTATCAAAACAAGGCTTTGAATAGCACCTCCCTGAATGAGCGGCAAAAGAATCAAATTGCCGAAGCTGTTCAATCTGCCAATTCTGTTGAAGAAGCAGGTATGATCTTTGAAACAATTCAAAACGCAGTGGGGGCACCGACTGATCATCGCACACGCCCACAGACACTTCGTGAAGCAGTTCAGAGACCTACATCGCTTTTGATCAATTCTAAGAAAAACAACACGGCAACTAAAGACCCAAATATGGGTCGCATGCTGCGTTTAGCAGGTTTGAATAAATAACAATAACATACAGGAGGTTATATAAAATGTCTATTGTACAGAAATTAACCGAAGGTATCGTTAATCGTGACCTTGCTCAGGAAGGTAGTGCTCTCATTAATAAGTGGGAACAGACCGGTCTTCTTGAGGGACTCACAGACGATACCAAGCGGAACGGAATGGCTCGATTGCTTGAGAACCAGGCAAAGGAGCTTCTCCGTGAGTCTTCATCCATGAGTGGTGGAGACGTTGAGGGTTTTGCAGCTGTTGCATTCCCACTCGTTCGCCGAGTATTCGGCAGCTTGATTGCTAGCGATCTCGTTAGTGTCCAGCCAATGAGCCTGCCATCAGGTCTCATCTTCTTCCTCGACTTTACCACAAGCACCACAATTGGCGCCGGTGAAGCCGCGGATTCCCCTCGTTTGGGTTACCCAACAGGTTCTTCCCTCTATGGTGGTGGTGTCGTAGGCGCCCAGATCACCGGCGGTGTTGACCTTTCTGGTGTATTCGCCGAAGAGGGTCCATACGCCCTTAACAACGGTTACTCGTCTCCAACAGGCTCTGCTAACATCGCGCCTGTTATCAAGGTTACTGGTGCTGTTGGTGCTGGCGGTGTTTTCGTGACTATCGGTTCCGGTCCTTCACTCCCCGGATATGGTGGTCAGGAAATGCTTCAGTTCGACCCAGATCTCGTTTCTGGTTCGGGTGTAGCGATTGGTGCCGTTTCGGCATCGGTTCTTAACGCTGATCAGTTCAACTTTGATGACTATGTTGCTATCTTGCTGAGCGGACTCCCTGCACCAACTGCAGGTGGGCTCCACATTCGACGCCTTACTCGTAAGGATCCAAACAATGCGGACGTAATTCTCTTTACGGTTGCTGGTACTGGTTCGGCTGCACAGCTGAGTGGCGCTCTCGGGGCTGTCACTTCGTGCACCTTCCCAGAGACGGATAACTTCATCGATGGTGGTGCACTCGGCTCTGTCGAGGGTGCAATTGAGTGGGGACTTGAGGCTAACACCGATATCCCAGAGATCGACATCAAGGTCGACTCGGTAGCTGTTACAGCTGTCACCAAGAAGCTGAAGGCTAAGTGGACCCCAGAATTGGGTCAGGACCTCAACGCATACCATAACTTGGATGCAGAGGTTGAGTTGACACAGATCCTCTCGGAGCAGATTGCTCTTGAGATCGATCGCGAGATCCTTGAGGACCTCGTACGTGATTCGGCTGCTGGCGTTCGTTTCTGGAGCCGTAACCCAGGTGAGTTCCTTGACCGCGAGACCGGTGCTATTAGTGGACTCGGTGAGTTCACAGGTAACGTATCCGAGTGGTATGAGACTCTCATTGAGACCATCAATGATGTCTCGGCACAGATCCATCGCAAGACTCTGCGTGGTGCTGCTAACTTCGTGGTCTGCGGACCGGAGATTGCAAACCTGCTTGAGTTTACAGCTGGTTTCCGTGCTAACGTAACTGCTGATAGCGACCGCGGTGACGCGGGTGCTGTTAAGGTTGGTTCGCTTTCGAAGAAGTTCGACGTTATCGTCGATCCTTACTTCCCGCGTCAGTTGATCCTTGTGGGTCGACGCGGTAGCAGCTTCCTTGAGAGCGGCTATGTGTACGCACCATACGTACCACTCCAGACTACACCAACTATCTTCGGTGTTGAAGACTTCGTGCCTCGCAAGGGCGTGATGACTCGATATGCCAAGAAGATGGTTCGTCCGGATATGTACGGACTGGTCGTCTGCCGAGGACTCGTATAGTCCTAGCTTGACATAAAGTCAAAATAGTGAAAGCCCCGTCTCTTTGAGGCGGGGCTTTCTATTTAGTAATAGCTTACAAATCGAGGAACTCAAATGGCCATCCCAAATTTAAATCCTGCGTCCACTACTAACGCCAATATTTTACCAGTTACTGGGAATGCCGACAACGTTGCTGCCACCCTTCCTTTCGGCATCTATGATGGTTCGGACTCTTTCTTGTCAGGAGCTTCTGACCAAGTAGCTTTTGCCTATAAAAAACTGGGAGGCGATGTACTAGACATTGAACTGGCGGAAGGAAATGTTTATGCCGCGTATGAAGAAGCAGTTTTAGAATACTCCTATATTGTAAACCTTCATCAAAGTAAGAACTCGCTTTCTGATTATTTGGGTGCCACGACAGGGTCTTTTGATGAAGACGGACAATTTCTTTCCGGATCTACACTGTCCGGGTCTAATATTGAATTAAGATATCCGAAGTTTGATTATGGTTATGTCCGGCGCATCACAGAGGGTTTAGCCACTGAGGGGGGCTTCGGCGGCACCACTCCGATCTATTCGGCATCGATCGGACGAGTTGTAGGACAACAAGACTATGATTTGCAGACGTTGCTATCGGAATCATCGGCTACCGACACAAGTGTAGCCTATTATGGGCAGGTAAAGAACAAGCGAGTTATTATTCGCAAGGTCTTCTTCAGAACCCCGCGCGCAATGTGGCGCTTTTATGGTTACTATGGTGGCTTCTCCGTGGTGGGTAACTTGCGAACCTATGGACAGTATGCCGACGATTCGACTTTTGAGATTGTCCCAACGTGGCAGAACAAGTTGCAAGCCATGGCTTATGAGGATGCGCTTTACACCCGAGTATCTCACTATTCTTACGAGATCAAAGATAACATGTTAAGGGTATTCCCTCAGCCCGATGGCACAAGTCCAAAGAATTACTGGGTCCAGTTCAGTATTGAAAACCAATACGAGCCCTGGGAAGATAGTCCACGCGGCGATACCGGAGCTGAAGGTATCAACAATATGAACACCCTACCCTTCCAAAATATTCCTTATGAGAATATTAACTCAATTGGTAAGCAGTGGATTCGTAGATTTGCACTAGCCCTGACCAAAGAGATGCTAGGACAGGTCCGAGGTAAGTTTGCCACCGTACCAATTCCGGGCGAGAGCGTCACACTTAATGCTTCCGACTTGCTCTCTCAAGCTAAAGCGGAGCAAGACGCACTTCGTGATGAGCTTAAGGCACTCTTGGAAGAGATGACCTACGATAAGCTTGCAGCTGCGGACTCCTCAATGCAGGACTCAGCCGCCAAGGTTCTCCAAGCTGTGCCAGCCGGCATTTTTGTAGGGTAAATAAATGGCGCGCAGTAAAAGAACACAAAAAGAGATACAAGATAAGCGCTCCCAGCGATTTGATTATGTCGGCGACAAGAAGGTTGAGAGTAAACTCCAAGAGATTGAGTTTCCGTCCTCTTCTTTGGAGACGATCGACGGCGCAATGATGCGTTTTGTGGATGAGGATCTTAATTTGTCCACCACGACTAACACTGGATTCAAAAAAGTACCAGTGTTGTGGGTCACCGCTGAACGAGCATATCAGATCAAACATAACAAAGATCTGCGAGACAATGAAGAGACACTGATCCTACCTCTTATCAGCATTAACCGATCTAGCGTAACCAAAGAGCCTAACTTTAAAGGCACTGTCTATGCTAACATCTACCCGGAGCCGGATGCTAGAGGTGGGACGATCACGGTAGCACGACAGATTAATCAAAAGAAGACGGCAGAGTTCCAGAACGCTCAGTCCAAACGAAAGTATGGCGTCGATAACAATGTAGCCGCTAAAAGCTACAATTCTAGCAAGCGAAACATGACTACTCAAAAGGTCGTCTATGAGACAATCACTATTCCGCTCCCAGTCTGGGTCAAGGTGAGATACGAGATTACCGTCCGAACAGAATATCAGCAGCAGCTTAATGAGCTGATCCGACCTTTCTTCACGATTGCCGGTAACTCCCCTATGCCTCCCCGCATTGAAAACGAGGGACACTTTTACGAAGTTTTCATCGATGGTTCCTTTGCTAATAACTCAAATAAAGCCAACCTAGGAATGGCCCAGCGTAATTATGAGACCACTATTGGTATTGACGTTTTGGGATACCTAATTGGTGAGGGCGAAAACCAAGAAAAGCCCAAGATTGTCAAGCGTGAAAACGCTGTCGATTTTAAGTTTGCCAGAGAAAGAACAATACTCGGTGATATTCCCGACACTATTAAAGATGGATTTTATAGAGAATAATACCATTGATACTATTTAGCACTATTTACTTTTGAATATCTCGCAGAGGAGAATACAGCGAATGTCAGTTAAAAATTACAGATTTGTATCCCCGGGAGTATTTGTCAACGAGATCGACAACTCCCAGCTTCCCGCATCTCCAGCAGGAATTGGTCCCGTCATTATTGGACGAGCAGAAAAAGGACCAGCTTTACGACCAGTTACAGTAAGCTCTTTTGAAGAGTATGTTAATGTATTTGGTACACCAGCCCCAGGACAAGCTGGTGACGATGTATGGCGGGAAGGAACTGACAAATCAGCCACCACGTATGGCATGTATGCCGCACAGGCATATCTGAGGAACAGTTCGCCTTTGACTTACATTCGCCTTAATGGCGCCGCAAACGCAAACGCCACCACAGCCGGGGCAGCTGGGTGGTCTGGTGACAATGCTTACGGCTTGTTCGTGTTTGAGTCGGGCTCCAGCGGAGAACCAATGACGGGCTCTCTTGCCGCTATTATTTACACTACTGATGGAACAGCAGGCGTTCGCTTGAGCGGTTCGCATTTCACTCTCTCCGGCGGCACCACGGCCCCTACGGGAGCTATCGACGCCATCGTCTCTGCAGTCGGTCCCGGACGAGAGTTCCGTCTTCTTATCGACAACTACAAAGGCACAGACGACCTTAACATAGTTTTCAACTTCAATCGCGACGATTCGCGTTACATTCGCAAGGTCCTCAACACTAACCCACAAATGACTAACGCTGCTACGGCAGGAGAGTCCCACGACCTTAACTATTTCCTAGGCGAGACATTTGATCACCACATGGAAACTACAGTGACTGCGAGCGGCGCTTCTAATGTTTACGGTGCGATCGCGATCTTGAGAAGCTCCGGCACAAGCGCGGCCTCGGGAAGTACCTTTACTGATTCGCTTCAATCCGCACAGACCCCATGGATTATCAGTTCCCGTATGTCGCCGACCGATACTCCGATCAATCTGTTCCAGTTTCATGCTCTTGATGAGCCCGGAGACTGGTCTAACCGAAACATCAAAGTTTCCATTCAAGATATCAAGCGCTCCACCAACGACAGCACCGATTACGGTACTTTCTCGGTGGTTGTGCGCCAGTTGAGTGACAGCGACAACGTAGTGCGAGTCATCGAGCAGTTCAATAACTGCGATCTTAACCCCGACTCTTTAAACTATGTCGGACGCAAGATTGGAACCCAGTACCAAGAGTGGGAGCCTACTGATCGTCGGTACCGAACCCGCGGCGACTGGCCCAACAACTCTGCTTATGTTCGAATTAACGTTGCTTCTAACGTAGAAGCTGGTTCGACCAACTCGTCACTTCTCCCATTCGGCTTCAAAGGCATCGTTAAGTATGACGATGAAGTCTTGACCTCAGGATCCGCCGCAGCGGATGGTAACTGGGCGTCCAAATCAGGCGACGCGACTGCCGGGGTCATCTACGCCGGACCATTCACTGCAAGATCAGGGACAGCAGCTACTGAGTTCAACATTGATATTGCTTACCCAGCCCCCGAGTTGCGAGTGAGTGCCAGCGACGGCAATCTTTCGAACCCCACCGACGCTTACTTCGGTCTCCAGACAGCTCGCTCTGCCGGCAGCTCGGTCTTCGCACAGTCCACAATTGACTTGATGCGCCCTCGCGGCGGCATCGTCGGATCGATGTTCAGTGTAGACTCGGCAGCCAATAAAACTGAACGTTCGGTTGACTTTACTCTAGATGACATCTCGGGTTCCGAGGGTGTCTGGGTAAGTGGCTCACATAACAACGCTGGAGCCGGCTTGGGCTCCCTTACCTATGTGAACGGCGCAGTGAGCGGTGTACTCGACCAAGGTTATGATCGTTTCACCGTCCCAATGAATGGCGGTTTCGATGGTGTTAATGTCAGGAACATGGATGCCTTCGCCAACATCAACATCGGTAGCTCCGAGACAACAAGTTATACCTTTAACACTCTGCGACGTACTATCGATGCTATCTCGGATCCAGAGGTTGTTGAGATGAATCTTGCTGCAATCCCCGGTCTCACACAGGAAGGTCTTACAACGAACCTTATCAATGTGTGTGAAGATCGAGCGGATGCACTCGCAGTCATCGATCTACCGAATGCCTTCCAGCCTCGCGAAGAGGGTGAGGAAATCAAGCGCCTTAATGAGTCGAGCACTATTACAACTCTGATTAACGGTCTCCGTTCGCGAGGACTTAACTCCTCCTACGGCTGCACCTACTACCCATGGGTTCGTGCACGAGACACCATCAACGGCGCGTTTGTATGGCTCCCGCCATCCATCCCAGCTATCGGTACATTCTCTAGCTCGCAGCGCAAGACGCAGGTCTGGTTCGCACCAGCCGGCTTCAACCGCGGCGGACTCACAGAAGGTTCCGCAGGCATCCCAGTCGTTGACGTAGCCCACCAGCTGCGACGTAAGGATCGTGATGACCTTTACACAGCGAACATTAACCCAATCGCCAAGTTCCCAGCAGAGGGTATCGTAATCTTCGGTCAGAAGACTCTACAGGTTACACCTTCCGCTCTGGACCGTATTAACGTCCGACGCCTGATGATCTTCGTGAAGAAGCGCATTTCCCAGATTGCATCTGGACTGCTCTTTGATCCAAACGTCAAGCAGACATGGTTGCGATTCAAGGGACAGGTCGACCCCTTCTTGGCTAACGTCAAGACAAACTTTGGTTTGACTGACTACAAGGTGGTCCTCGACAGTACTACCACGACCCCTGAACTAGTGGATCGAAACATCCTCTACGCACAGATTTATCTGAAGCCAGCACGATCTATCGAGTTTATTGCAATTGATTTCAATATTACTAGAACGGGAGCATCGTTTGACGACTAAAGAAGGACGGTTTTAAAAAGCCGCACTACTTAAAAGTAGAGACAACAGGAGATTTCACTAATGCCATTTTGGACCAGCGCCCTATCAGAACCAAAAAGACAACATCGTTTTTTGGTTACCCTTCCTAACCTTGCAACCGCCGACGGACGTTTTGCATACCAGCAGTATCTGGCAAAGATTGCCGCAAAGCCTTCTTACCAGATCAATGAGGTGGAACACAAGTTCCTCGGTAACACTTACTACTACCCCGGCACTGTTTCATGGCAGGCTGTGGACATCACCATCGTTAACGCCATCAACCCAGATGGTAACGCTCTGTTGATGGAGGCACTTACCCAGTCGGGTTACTTGCTTCCAGATGTACAGGAAGATGTTTTCACCAATCCATCGCAGAACCCAGGAACGCTTAACAAGTTTGATTCGGTTAATGCTCTGGGTAACGTTGTCATTGAGGAACTTAACGGTCAGGGCGGTCTTGTAGGCGAGTGGACCTTGAATAACTCCTTCTTGACACGAGCTACTTTTGGAAATCTTGACTATAATGGTGATGAAATCCTTAATGTTGAGATGTCAATCAGGTATGATTGGGCTACGTATGTATCAGGTCCCGGTGTTGACGCTGCCGTCGACCTGTAGAAAGAAGGTGAATAGTGTCTAGGAGAAATAATCTAGAGCGGACAGGCGCCCCGCAAGCAGATGCGCCCGCACCATTAGAAATCGAAGGAGGCTCGGACCTTTTTGCTTTTGTAAACCCGACGGAGTTTGTTGAACTCCCAAGTCGCGGTGCGTATTATCCCGAAGGGCACCCCCTTCACAATAAAGCTGTTATTGAGATCAAACACATGACAGCCAAGGAAGAAGATATTCTAACTTCCGAAGCGCTTTTAAGAAACGGACTAGCAGTCGATCGTCTCCTAGAATCGGTTATCATTGATAATCGTATTAAGGTAGCGGACCTGCTTCTTGGAGACAAGAATGCCATCTTGATTGCGACGCGCATGACAGGCTTTGGACCCTTCTATGAAGTAAATGCCACCTGTCCCTCATGCGACCGCAAGTCGGATTATACTTTTAACCTCACCGAGCTTCAGACCCGCGAGGTCACGCTTGGCGATAATGTAGCCGACGAGGGCAACGGTGTGTTCTCTTTTGATCTTCCGGTGAGTAAGGTTCGTATCTATGTGCGCCTTCTTACTACACGTGATGAAGATAACATTACATCTCTGCTTATTAGCAAAGACGGTACCACTGCTTCTAATCCTATTACGGGCTTACTTAAGGCTGTCGTAGTGGGAGCCAATGAGCACACCGACCCCGCCACTGTTCATAAGTTTATAGAGATGATGCCTATCCCAGATGTGAAGCATTTGCGCACTACTTATGAGAACCTTAAACCCGATGTTGACCTTCGTTTTGATTATACATGCCCCCTTTGCCACGAAGAAGGAAAGGTAGGTATGCCCTTGACGGCACAGTTTTTTTGGCCTGACCAGTAAGTACCAAGCAGCAGTCTACGAAGAGTTCTTTCTCCTTAAGCATCACGGCGGTTGGTCGTTCACAGAATTGTATAATTTGCCCATTGCTTTGCGCCGTTGGTTCCTCGAACGTTTATCGTCCGAGTTTAAGAAACAAAAGGAGCAAACGCAGAAAGCGAGAACAAAGTAAATTCTTTCTTTTTTCGAACTATTTATATTTAAGTAGGATACCTTCCCCATGAGCAAATTAGTAAAACAAGCAATAGACCTTAACCAAATTGGTAAACCCCTCACCGAAGCTTATTATACGGCTTTCGCGAATAAGGTACGGGATATGATGCTCGACCTTTATTATATGGGGTATGATGTCCCGATGAGTGTTACGGGCACCTCTGCACAAGTGGACTCATTCATGAAAGCCCTCAAGGGCGAAAAAAGGTACATGGATTCCTATCTCAAGCATGGACTTAATGATCCGGCAACAATGTCTTCTAAGCATGCTTTATCCAACTCCGTTAGACAATTTGAATTAGAGACTGGCTTAAGGTGGCCATTCAAAAACTAGGAGTTTTAAATGGCTACACTAGAAGAACTTAAACAAAGGCTCGAAGCCGAAGAGGCGCTCATCCAGATGGAGAATGAGCGTAAGGCTCAAATGAGCGACAGTATAGCGGACCTTAAGCTGGAACGCGCTCAACTGGAGAAGGGCACCGTCGCATACAGAGCCATGACGGCTCAGATCGCCGAAGAACTCCAAGAGCGCAGCGACCTCAACGCCCAAATCAAGCAGCAGACGGAAGATCTTAAGGCGCAAACTAAAGCCTACCAAGAGAACGAAAAGGTCGTTGCAAAGACGCAGGATCAATTGGAATCTCTTGCGGGGGGATTCCTATCTCTCAACACCAAGATGGGCAAGATGGCCCAGGGAATGTCCAACGGAGACATCAGCCTTAGTAAATTTGCCAAATCCGGAAAAGCAGGCGAATTCGCTCTTGGGCAACTAAAAGCCGCCGGCGCCAAAGTAGTCGACATGTTTATCGAGTTTGGTATGCAGCAAGATAAGGTCCTAGCCAACTTCCGCGCACAAACAGGCGCAGGTGATGAATTCAATGAGGTTATTCGCACTAGTGCACTGGACAATATCGCCCTAGGGGTTACTCTAGAGGAAACGGCTGGCGCCGTACGGGAACTCAAGAATGAGTATACCGATTTTACATACTTAAATGAGCAACAGCAGCGCGCTCTCACTAATACAACCACTATGCTTAACAAGTTGGGAATGAGCTTCTCGACACAAGCCTCCATCATGCAAACCGCAACCCAAGCCATGGGCATGGATGTGAAGCAAGCCAACAACCTGCTTGTGGATCTCGCATCTACCGCCCAATCCTTGGGAGTGGATGTTGAGAAACTAGGACAACAGTTTGCACAGAATGCCGATTTCCTAGTCCGGTTTGGTGAAGATGGTAAGGAAGTGTTTGAAGAGATGGCAGTAGCTGCCAAGGCTCTCGGCACCGAAATGAGTACTCTTGTTAAGGTAACTGACAAGTTCAAGACCTTTGATGAGGCTGGACGTTCTGTCGGACGCTTTAATGCAATCTTGGGCGGACCCTTCCTGAACTCTATGGACATGCTGAACGCCTCCTATGAGGACCCTATAGCGGGAATCCAGATGCTGCGAGAAGGCTTTGAGCAGGCTGGCAAGTCGGTTGAGGATTTAAGCGGAGCAGAACTCGAAGCATTTGCGAGCGCCCTTGGGCTCTCTACAACCGAAACAGTCGAGCTTTTAGGGAAATCGAATGAGGAATTGGAGCTTCAGCGTAAGACCCAGGAAGAAATGGCGGAAGCTGCCAGAAAGGCCCAGCCGGTGATGGATCAACTCTCTATGGCATTCAAGACGCTATTAGCCGATGGCAAGCCTTTGATAGACGTTTTCGTGCATCTTCTTGGTTATGTAGGGGACTTTGCCAAGTTCATAGGATCCGCGGAGAACGCCATGGGCAAGTTTGTTAAAATTGGTATGGCTGCCGCAGGAATTGCAGCACTCGTCGGCGCCCCGTTTACTGGGGGGGCTTCCCTGATTACCTATGGGGCGATCGCGGGCACAGCCGGCTTAGCAGCGTTTGGCGGCGGAGGCGGCGGAGGCGGAGGCGGTGGAACCCCTCACTTCGCTACTGGCGGAACAGTCACCACTGAGCAGGCTATCGTTCACCCCGGCGAGATGCTGATTACAGGCGGACAGGGAACAGAGGTTGTCTCCCAGAAAGACTTTAAAGAATTGCTAGACGGGCTGAAGAAGATGACAGCCAGCGGCGTTACCGGTGGTTCGCCAATACAGATCGCAGTCTACATCGGTCGGAAGAAGATTGACGATGTTGTGGTGGAAGCACTCAATTCACCAACAGGTAGGAAGGTCATAACCCCCTATTCTATGGTATAGGAGAAAATTAGAAGATGGCATATATCGAGACACCCAGTTTAGCTACAAATGATTTTTTCACCATTAAGTTTATCCACCTTCCTACTGAAACAGAGGTTCAGTTCAAGGGATGGGTCAATGAATTTTCCGATCAGTTCACCTCAATCTGGAATGAGACTCCGGTATATGGACGTATGGACCCAATGTCGACCTTTCAACGGACTAGTCGACAGATCGCTCTTGCATTTTCCGTAGTCTCCGATTCTCGCCAAGAAGCAGTAGCAAATTTAGCCAATGTAAACGCACTCATCGAGTTTCTATACCCAGTATATCAGAAGAGCAGCGGCCGCAGTGTACAGAACACACTTAAGGCTGGTCCCCTCATTGGCATGCAGTGGACTAATCTTATCAGTGACGCTAGCTCGGGTGCTCGTCTTACCGGCTACCTCGGTGGATTAACATACAGCCCGCAAATGGACCAAGGAGGGTTTGTACTCAAAGATCAGTCTGTAGAGACAGAAGCGAATGAGTTCACCACGTGGGATACCCGTACCAAGGTTGGTACCTCAAACACCACGGTTACCGATAAGCGATCTTACATTCCCAAGAGGCTAGATATCAATCTGGATTATACTGTATTGCATACCCATTTAACCGGCTGGTATAAAGATGGGCAAAATGGATATGTTTTTGGTGACAAGAATGTTAACGGTAAGTTTCCAAATGCTTCCTATATCAAAACAGTTACCAACATAGATGCTGTTTCTACGACAGCGCCCGACGGTACCACCTCCGGCAGCTTAAGCGTGACTAATGATCTGACCAATGAAGCCTTGGTGCTGGAGTAATAGAGGAATATATCATGGGAAACCGCTACGATAAACGAAGAATTGTCCTCAACGATGACGAAATGTATGAAAGCTTCATGCAGAATCGACACATGAGAAATATCCGGCAGTATGCTACGGGAATGTTAAAGTATCCTACCGTTGAAGAAATGAAAACCCTCACGCGTGTTCGCTATATCTGGAAAGCCGGCGACAGGTTCTATAAGTTAGCTATCGAGAACTACGGGAGTGCCCAGTACTGGTGGCTGATTGCCCTATTTAACCAGCGCCCAACAGATGCAAGCCTCAATGTCGGAGACCTCATTTATATTCCATTGCCATTGGATGCCACGTTGAGAATGTTCGGACAAGAGGGGTAGATAAAAAAATGGCCACAACCAGAGACCAACAGCTCGTATATCAGTTCCAGCAAGATCTAGTGATGCCGGCTGCTAAGGCTTTTATTGCTGACTACTTTACAGAAAAACCTTCGCGCCTCAATGAACCTCCCTTTGGTCCCTTTATAATCAACGAGGAAAGCGGAGAAGCCCGGACTGTGACGGGTTCCGACGCCGAAGTAAAGCGAGTAACAAACCAGTTATATGGAGGAACTGGCACAAAATGGAAAAAGAAGTTTATTAAGGAGGTGCGTGACGCGAGAATGGATTGGATCCTCGACTGGGCCAAACCACAGAACATGCCAGAAATCTTGCCTCTTGCGAGCGAGACATCTCCGGTGGGTCCTCCTCCGAACGAGTCCGCATACCTAACGTCGGAGCAGTTCGTAGTCTTTATGACAATGCTGCAGCAGATCGGGCGCATTGACTACGGCAGCGCCGGCGGGCTGTTCTCCGTCAGCCGGGGTGATTTCTATAACAAGATATGGTTAGGCGGAACCCGCGACGCTCCACAGTGGTACGCCCTGGTGAAGCCCATAGAGATTGATGGGGAAATAATTATGGGCCCCGTTTACACAGAGCCGGACTTGAGTGGTTGGCGTGGAGATTACAATTTCCGTACGTATGAGCAACTCATCCCCGATCGCTTCTCGACCTACATCGAGTCGGGTCGAGAAGTCCCCAATCTGGACAATATTCCGGTGGTCTTTAAAAACCCCGCCGCGATATATATCCAATCTTCCGGGGCTAGCCAGCTTTTTAAAATGTTTATTGAGCGCGTGGCGCGCAGTAATCCCGATCAACTCCAAACTGCCGCGCGCGCCGTAGCAAAGGAAATATGGGGAGATATTAACTTTGCAGAGCAAAAGCGCGCCATTCAGTCCGCACTGCCTGGGTCAAAATCTGAACAACTCCAGAAGCCCCTTACAGAAGAAACAACAGTACCAAAGAAACGCAATCTTACTCCTAATGATTTCCAGTGCTATCTTTTGGAGCGAATCTCGGAGCTGAGTGCGACACATAAGACGAACTATAAGCATGTTGTTATGGTAGACACTAACTCACAGCCTGCCTTAGTTACGAATGCGGTCAACCACACTCCGAAGAAGACAGAACAGGCGCGCACTCTTCTTAACTTGTGCCCTGATGTTTATGGTGCTCTGGTGCCATATATTCGCCTGTCTCGGGTGGAGTATGATAGTAAGGGGAAAATTATTCCTAGCTCGGAAAAGGAGCTAGAAATTCCCAACTTCTTAAAAAAAACAGATCTGGAGAAAATTTTGGATGGCGATCTCGGTCGCGCTCCGGGTGCGGGTATTAAATCCTTTTCATGGACCCTTGCGGGAGTACAGCCCGCAGAGGTAGACAACAACATCAGCGCGAAACTTGAAATTTATTTTCAGACAGTAGCAGATTTCTTTGCGGGTGGTTCGGACCAAGGTGGAAAGAAAAACCCTTCATTTCTAGACTTGATTATTGCCTCCCCTACTATTAGAGATGACGACGCAGAGTCACTTCGTGAAAAACCGGGTAAATGCTTGGCAGGAGATGACCTGCATCAGCAGTATGATGGGGTCAACTTCCGCATTAAGGTATGTGCCGGCTGGGCAACACCGGACAATCTAGGGACGATGTTTAAGATGAAAGACGGAGAGGAAGAAGCCCTTGAATCGGCGCTGGAAGCGACGCGTGTCTCTTTATATCTCCAGCAGGTTCGCCATAATATTGACTTTCAACAGGACGGCGCCGTAACTTTAAGTATTGATTACCAAGCCTCATTGAGTGGGCTGTTGAAAGGGAGCGGCTCGGACATCTTTGCTTCTTCTTCGAAATGGGCCAAGAGGAACGTGGAGGCAGCCGAGAAAGAGATTGACAAGCTAGATAAAAAGAGAAAACGGTTGAAAGAACTGGGTTCCGACAGTTCGACCATGCAGCCGGTCGAAGAAAAGCTAGCTAGTGCCGTAGAGAGTCTCCGCTTAATCCGAGAAGAAGATAAACTAGAGAAGTACCGTAAGTTACTCAAAAATCTATTCCGCGAAGGGAAAGTATATAACCTGCCCGTGCCCGCTCAAGAACTTCTTCTCATACCCTATGCCGACCTTACTCCATCGCAACGTGCAGAACGCGCTAAGCGTCGTAAAGCGCAGAACGCCACCATAACAGATTCTAAAGGGAACACTTATCAATTGCTGAAAGATCTTGCAGTCGCCGACACCACAGAAGAAGCAAGTAAAGCCTATAGCGAAACGGAAAGTAAGCGGTTTGTAGAGATGCGCACCAAATATACCGGAGACGCTGCAGATACAATTAATGTTCCATTTTTTTACCTTGGAGATTTGTTGGACAACGTTCTTGAGCAGATAAAGGAGAACCAGGGCACCGCTCTAGATTTCAATTTTTTCTTGTCCGATGTGGAAATGGTCGATCCCCTCTTGGCTCTTCAATTTAAAAACATTGAGCAGCTGTCCGCCTGCGGTACACTTAAAAATGTTGGGTTTCTTACAGCCCTCATTGCCAAGAATCCCGTTAAATATAGTGGGTTTAGCGGAGTTGTACAACTTATGAATATCGGAGACATTCCTATATCGGTAGACGCCTTCCAGCTCTGGTTCAAAAATGCCGTAGTTGCGAAGGGGCGCTCGAAATATTTCTTTTTACATTTTGTAAAAGATATTTGCAATGGGCTCATTACGAAAGCACTCCGCTCAATCTGCTTTGGTCCTACCTTAAATTTTGAACAGCGATTTGATGCACAGCCGCTTACGTTAGCTCCAAGTACGTCTATTAGACCGGGTAGTGTTGTCAATGTGAAGACGCTCGCCCGCGCCCGCCAAAACCTAACGTGCGAAGAAAAGGTTAGCAAATTGGGGCTGATTCTCATGCCGACGGATTCGCGCCCCAAGAACTTAAAAGGACAGTTTAACTCCGATCTGCGCAAGGGTATTTATCATAATTACCTAGGGTCTTCCTGTGGGCTTGTTAAAAACATTAGTTTTAACCGAGAGGACCAGCCTTACCTCCGGGAGTCAAAAATTCAAAAAGACGGAGTCCTAGGAGCCGAACAGCTTCGAGAGTTGTATTCAGCCCAAATAGATATGGTTGGGAATAACCTTTACCAGAACGGTGCGTATACTTATATTAGCCCACTTTTGTTGCCCTCGACCAAAAAACAGCTCCAACTCTTGGGACTAAACGGGTATTACCTCGTAACCTCTGTGGCATCGACGATCACCGATCAGTCTTTTGATACGGTCATTCATGCTCTGCATGAAGGGGTGAAGTTCGGACAAAACCAGCTCATTGCACCCGAGACGTATACGGGACTCACATCAGAGGTGCTAGATAGAGTATACTGGAATCCGCAAGAAGATGAACATTTTGACCCCGAGCCGGACCCAACCGCCTCCACCCGCGCTGAAAGGCAAGGCGAGACGAAGGCGGAAACCGCGGCGAGACAAAAGGAAGAGTATGAAGATATGGACTTCGGAGCGGGCATATGACAACATTCGACTATACTAGTTTTGATATGCGAAACCCGGGAGGCAATAACGGATTGTCTTCTTTTGCCATGTACTATCAGCGACTTATGTATAAGGAGGCTCTTTATCCTGCCCGCCTTTTTGCGCCTCTGGACACATGGTACGATAAGTTATATTATGGTCGCGTGGATCAGATGCAAAACACAGTTATCCCCAGTATTTCGGACTTGCAAACCATTCCTGCGGCTTCAAAACCGAACCTCTTTGCTCTCAATTTTGTAGTAGATGCATTTCAGGACTTTGTAGGACAGATGAAAAATTCTGTTATTCTAGGAGTTATCCGTAAAAGTCGCCCCTCTCCCGAGGGACAAATGATTGCGACAAATGGCAAAATCTATAACCCTAAAGCCTATGAGGCGTATCAAGACCCCACGCGACTTTACAATGATTATTTGCAACAAATCCTGAACCAGTTCCGAGACACCCTCTTGCCAGAACAGTCCAATCAGATTGTTAATTTCAAGTCCTTCACTACACATTATGTGTCCTTTCTTCAGAACACGGCTAGATTTATTCCTGTTACGAAGAGCGGCTACTTGCTTACCAGCATCTTTAATGTTTTAAATAGCGGACTTTCCATCGCACTAGATCGCCGAGATGCAGATAACGATACTTATAAATATGAAAAGTGGATCAATGATCCTAACTTTACTTTTTATGTGCGCGTAGCAAAGAAGTTTGGATTTATCGTGAATAAAAATGCACCATGGATCTTGACAGCAGATTTGTTTTCCCCGGCCATGATGACATATATCAATGCTTATACGGATAGTTATAATAACCCGATCACTAAAGAGTCTTTCTTTGACTCCTATTACATGAAAACCTATCTTACCGATATAGAGGATCTAAAGATTTTTATCTTTAACTCCTACGCAGCATTTATCGATATGCGTCCCGGTTATGAGGAGAGAGTCTATTTGCCTAACTGCGACAAATACAAGATCATCTCCAAATCGCGACAATCGGAATTTGTAGCCCAGGGTGCTGTGGACGCGGTGCTCACCGACAAGTACATGGCAGATCTCTATCTGGCGTTACGCCATGCTGAGAGTGGACTGTCCGAAGATCCATCCCATAAGTTTAAAGTGGAGATGTCTAGCATTTATCAAACCCAACCCAAAAAGTCTATTACTCCGTTGCAGAATGTGGCGGATTATGTTAATCTTGTATATCGAGACTACATCTACAGTATAGACTATTTGTTCCTTAATGAATTATTATTGCAAAAAGCCCTTGACAATCAAGCCCTAGGTGGTAAAATATCTACAAGTGGCGCGATTGCCAAAAATATTTATTAGGGAGGCTTCTTGCTTTTTCAGGTTCTAGACACAAAGGCAGATTGTGTCGGCTACTACGCCAATAATGTCATCTATCCCCAACGTAATCTCCCCCCGGAGGGGTCTACGTGGGACTACTCCCCGCATTTGCTCGGCAAAGACTACGAGATTGCCCGCATCTACAGCCAAGGAGCGACGATTACAGACGTTTGTCCGGAAGATATGAAGGCTGACTGGGAAAAGATCAAAAAGACGCTTAAATCGTGTCTCAAAGCCTTCCACACCTCTCGTATCTCAATGAATGAGAACTGTTTTTACGATTTGGTGCCGGAATACTTCCTCTATCAGTATCTGGAGGCAAAAAACAAGATAACACAGCACGTTTTGGATACCCATGTGCGCCCCGGCAACTACCGCCACATGCAGAACCTCCTCGAACTGGTTACTGCCATCCGTGGACACGAACTTAATGTGGATATTGCCCCCATCCGCCACCTTTTAAGCTCGGTCAAGGGGCAGAACTTTCATCGTACCGTACAGTCCACGCGTCATGTGTGTGATTACAACCCATGGGGGACTGTCACGGGGCGACTGGCGTCAAATCCGAAGAGTTTCCCAGTTCTGACGATGGGTAAAGAGTTTCGTTCCTGCATAAAGCCAAAGAATGACTGGCTTGTGGAGTTGGATTTTAATGCGGCAGAGTTGCGAGTGTTGTTGGCGCTATCTGGTCAAGAGCAGCCCCAAAATGACATTCATGACTGGAATGTAAAGAACGTTTTTGGTGGCTCATTGAGCCGCGATGAAGCTAAGGTTAAGACTTTCGCATGGCTGTATTCTAGTAATGAAAACAAGGAGTTAGAGCGACTCTATACCAAGGATTTTGTGCGAAATAAGTACTGGGATGGCTTCAAAATTACGACAGATTATGGTAGAATAATGGAGAACGTAGACGAGCACCATGCGCTCAACTACATCGTTCAAAGCACCACAATTGACATGGTGCACGAGCAGGCTTACAAGGTCTACGAGCTTTTGAAGGGGAGAAAAAGCCACATCGCATTTCTTATTCACGACGCTGTATATATTGATTTGGCCGACGAAGATCGATATGATTTGCTGAATTTGCTTGACACGTTCAAGAAAACGCGTTATGATATGTTCAAGGTTAACGTCTCCGCAGGAAAGAACCTCGGAGAGATGAAGGAATTAAAACTGTGAAGAAGATTTATCAAAAACTAGTGAGGGATCGCATCCCTGGAATTATTGCAGACGACGGAAAGTCCTTCGCCACCCGTAAGGCGGATGAGGAAGAGATTATTTCCTATGCTTTTAAGAAGCTTCATGAAGAGGTTCAAGAATTCTCAGAGGACCCTTCTGCAGAAGAGGCTGCAGATGTGATGGAGATTTTTCACTTCTTGTGCGACAAACTAGGCATCCGCGATAGCGCCATCATGGCGCAAGCTACCTCCAAGCGCATCCTGCGCGGTGGCTTTGAGCAGGGTGTTATCCTTGAATGGGTAGACGACGAATGATTGTAGTAGGTCTAGGTAAGGCTGGTTGCAATATCGCGAAAGCTTTTGGAAAGTTTCCGCAGTATGAGACTTTTGGGATTGACACCACCAAAGATGCCACGATCACCATTAAGTCAAGGTCCAGCCATGAAGAGTATGACACCTCTTTCCCAGATTTGCGACGCAAACTCAAGGCTAAAGACGAGGATGTATTGGTGGTGACTAGTGGTGCCGGCAAGATTTCCGGCGGTATTCTACGACTTATGGAGCAACTTAAGACGCACAATCGGCTCCGAGTTCTCTATATTCAACCGGACCTGTCACTCATGAGTGAAACTCAGAAAAAGCAGGAAAGGGTGGTCAAAAACGTGCTACAGGAGTATGCGCGATCAGGATTGGTAGAGCGAATATATCTGATCGACAACCTCGCCATCGAGCGCAGTATTGGCGAAGTCTCGATTGTTGGTTATTATGACACCCTTAATCACGCGGTGGTGAACACTATCCACATGATTAACGTGTTTGAGAACACAGAGCCCATCCTAGGGAACTTTATTCAGCCACATGAGATCGCACGTATTGCCACCATCGGCGTGGTTATGATGGACAACGAAGAAGAGACGAAAGATAAAGAAAACTGGTTTTACCACTTGACACGCCCTAGGGATGTGGTATACTACTATGGTATTGGAAAGGATGACCTTAAGAACGATGGTACACTCTTCGGAAGAATTAATCGCTTTGTTAAATCGAAGATCGAAGAAGGGCTTAACGTTTCTTACGGCGTCTTTGAAACAAGCTATGAACAAAAATATTGTTATTGCATTAAATATTCATCTATGGTACAATCATATGGTGAACTACTAGACGATCAGGATATTGGCTGATCGTACTTTAACCCAACTATAAGGAGATAAAAATGGGTATCAATTTAGACAAGATGAGAGAGAAGCTCTCGTCACTACGTGGAGACGGCAACTCAAATGACACATTCTGGCGACCGGAAGACGGCGATCAGGATATTCGGATCGTTCCGACAGCTGACGGCGATCCCTTCAAGGAGATGTGGTTTCACTACAATCTCGAAAAGGGCGGCTTCCTATGCCCCAAGCGCAACTTCGGTGACGAATGTCCCGTGTGCGACTTTGCTTCGCAGCTTTGGCGCGAAGGCGTTGATAATAACGACGAGCACAGCAAGAAGACCGCTAAAAGCCTTTTTGTACGACAGCGATTCTTCAGCCCCGTCATGGTACGTGGAGAAGAAGACAAGGGTGTGCGTATCTGGGGTTACGGCAAAATGGCTTATGAGAGTTTGTTGACGCTTGTACTGAACCCCGAGTATGGTGATGTAACTGATACTGAGACCGGCACCGACCTTACACTGACGTATGGTAAGCCCCCGGGAGCATCTTTCCCGCAGACCAAGCTGGTGCCACGCCGACGTTCGTCTTCTCTTTGTGAGGATATGACCCCTGAGAAGTGCACCGAACTGCTTGACGGCATTCCGGAGTTTTCGGGACTGTTCGAGCGCAAGGCAACAGCTGATGTTCAGACTATCTTGGACAACTTTGTTAACTCCCAGGTCACCGACCCGGAAAGCGTTAGCACAGAGACGACCAAGTACGGTACTAAAACTGAAGGCGAAGGCAACGCAGTTGACAACGCCTTTGCGGAGCTTGGCGCTCTTTAATATCCCCCCCACAGGGAGGCACAGGGTTATCAGGTGCCTCACTAAAGAAAGGAAGAGTTATGACAACTACTACAACGAACCGTCTTGAGACGCTGATTACGCTTCTTGAAGAGACTCGCGATGATCACGATAAGTTCTTTGGCACTGGAAACAATGCCGCCGGAACCCGTGTACGCAAGGCTATGCAGGAAGTTAAGACGCTCGCTCAAG